CCTGTTATTGCATCCCGGGTAATTGCAAACCCACCAATATTGCCGGTGGTTGCATTAATATTTCCCGTTACGCTAACAGACCCGCTGAACAATGCAGATGATGCGGTAACATCACCATTTGCTTTTACATTGAATTTTGATGACGAAATAAAGAAACCATTTCCAGCTGCAGATCCAGATATAAAAAAATTGGGTGCATTAGATAAAGTGCTATCGCTAATTGTGAATCCTGCAATTTTACCACCGGTAAATAATACATTACTACCGGTAATATCTCCCGAAGCTTTAACATTGAATTTTGAAGATGATATAAAGAAACCATCTCCGGTTGCAGATCCTGACAAGAAAAAACCGCTTCCTGTAATAGCATCTTGAGTAATTGCAAACCCTCCGATATTGCCTCCAGTTGCGGTAATGATGCCAGTCATCGTTACATTACCGTCAACATCTAGATCAAAATTTGGAGAATTTATTAATAAACTAGCGGTGTCGCCGTATATGTATGTTTGATCTATGTCGCCTAATATAAATGTTTGGGTGGCTATATCTAGTATATTATCCGATGTTGAATATCTAAAATAATTTTTATTATTTTCATATAATTCTAAACCAACTCCAGAATATGGGGTTCCTTGGGATGTTTCTCCAGGTAACACTGAACCTGACCACATTAAAAATCCAGGAATTCCTGAGTCAAAACCTTCATATCCTGCGCTCATAACATGGCCAGCATTTTGTCCTCCGGTAATACCAATGCCGTTACCTAAAGAATCTCCTACCCACACTGACCCCGTAATCATTGAAAAATCACCATCAATATAATGATTCCCACCTTCCCAATTATTATCGTTTACATATGAAATATATTTGCTTTTTTCGCCTTGCACATTGTAGTATTCAACTTTAAATGAAAGTTGATTGTTTGATTTATGCGTAGTTGGTACTAACGATTTAATTCTTGTATAATTAGGAGAAAACCCAACATCATTATTTGAAGTGACATGTATATTAGAAACGTGCCAATTCCCAGATTCAACAACTAGTATTAAAACACCAGTTCCGGAATAGTCAGATTCAAAATCAATTACATGTTCATTAAATTTTTGATTGTTAACTAACGTTTGTAATTCACCAATTCGTTTGCCGAACTTGTAAGGAAATTCTTGATTAAAATAATCAGTTGGATCTTGATAAAATGAACTTCCGGAAACATAAATTGATAATATTGGAGATTCACTTCCTGTTTTTATTCCTGCGGCATCTAAAGTTAATTTGTATGACGATTTTTCAGCAAATGTTCCTGCATATGCAGATTTTATTTTTGCAACAAGTACTGTATTTTTATTTGATAAATTGATTGAACTGGATATAGTCATTGCATTTAATATTGATGCAGTTGTATATGTTAGCACCGGTGGCGCTAATGTTGTAGCCCCGGCAAATGCTTGTCCATCCCAAAAATCAGTTATATCAGCTTGTTTATTAAAAACACCTATAGGTGGAATTGGATATATTGACCCGGTATTCGTTTCAAATATTTCTGTTTTTTCTAGTTCAATATCATTGATTAATTCCCATGTTCCAATTGTTCCACTATTATTAGAAAAAACTTTTATTCTTGATATATCTCCCGTTGCTGGTTCTAATTTATTAATTTTTAAATCTAAAAAAGAATGTGAATTTTGTGTAGGAGTATAGATTGGAGTTGCTTCATATGTTAATGCGTATGAAGATAATTCAAATGTATTATATGTATGATTTAATATATTTTGTGTATCAGTTACTTGGTATGCTGTATTTAATAACGCTGTTGTGGGAGTTAAAATTTTTTTAATGGTAGAAACATATGTCGACGATGATACAACAAAATCGATTGCAGGTAAAGGCAGTACAGGATTTGATACAGTTATAGTACCATTAGACATATCAGAAGTAAAAAATCCATTTGATAATTCTAGTGCCGGTTGTTCGTTATAATTAAAATATCTTACAGTACCGGTAGAATATGATGCTGTTTGTAGATTATTTGCATATGTACGATTTAATTGTGGAGCTATTAGTTCAGCAACAGTAACTTCTGGATCTGTATCAAATATTATTTCAGAAACGTTTGGTGTTCCAGGATTAACTGCTACTGTTCTTGACCATTTTACGTTATAACGGTCAATCCATTCTTCTGTTACAAATTCATCTGCTGCAGAACCTATAATAGTTATTGTGCAATCTCCTGGCGATGTATCTTCATAAATATATATAGCAATTATTCGACTGTCATCTTCGTCAATATAATTAACTAGTTCTGCATATATCGGATCTCCGTTATAATCTAATACTTCAAAATCTATATTAGCACCAATTTTTAAATTTGTAGGATGTCCTCGAAGTTTAAATAAATTTTTGCCGGCGGTAAGTCGTAATGGAAAATTAGATATTTGAAACCAGTCCGGAGATGTTTCCGATTCATCATTAAAATAAACAGGAATTAAATTTAATTGTTGTAATACTGCTGGTTTACGATTCAAAATTTAGATTTCTTTTTATATAAATATCAAGTATGTAAAATCTTGCTGTATCCGTTTATTTTGTTTACTTCAATTAAATTGTCGACCATATCACGCATAGAATCTACATGAGAAATAATTATTGAGAAGTCAAATTTAGTTCGAAAATATTCAAATAAATTTACTACAGCAGATATATGCTCTGCATCTAAACTACCCCAACCTTCGTCTATTGCAATAAAATTTGGTCTAGGGAGTGCTGACACGTTAATTAATGCAATACGTATTGCTAATGATGCAATAAATTTTTCCATGCCACTAGTTAATTCTAATGGCCAATAATTATCTTCATCATAAATAATATATCCATTGATATTTTTCCCGTCAGTATTTAATACCATATTAAATTCAACAATCTGATTGAGCACATTGTTAATTTCTACTTCTATCTTAGGAAGTGCTTTAACCACTAATTCCATGGCAATGCCGTCTCGTTTAACTGAATCTAGATAATATTCATATGCTTTATATTCAATTTCTAATTGTTGATATTTTTCTAAATTTTCTAGGGCAATACTTTTATGTGTTTTTGCTACTTCTATAGCCCCATACATGTTTTTAATTTGTTCTTGAATTGATTTTATATCAGTAGTGCAACCAATAATTTCCAATTTACATGCCTCAATTAATTCATCAACTGTTTCATTATGTTTAATTGCTGTTTCGTTTTTACTAAATAGTTCTTGTCGATCTAAACATGTTTCTAGTTCAGATTCGCGAGTTTGTAAATCAGATTCTAAAATTTGTTGTTGCAATTTAGATCGTTCACGCAAATTAATATTTGTTGTAATATCAGCCGTTAATTCATTGTATGTTTGATTTATTGCTATAAATTCAGTTAACATGGAAATTTTAGATTGATAATTTAACAATTCTATTTGCAAACTATTTAATATTTCTTGATCTGTATTAATTGTAGTTTGGGCTTGGATTGCATCTTGTACAAATATGTTAGATGTACAGTATTTACAATTTGGATCATATTGGTGGGTGTTAAGATGATCAATTTTTTGTTGTTTTTCATTGCATGTTCTTTGTTGTTCTGTAATTTGTAACATTAAACTATGTTGTTGATCTTGCAAGTCTTGTAATTTTTGCAATTTATTTGTTACAGATTTGATATTAATTTTTGATATGTTTGTTCTTGCTTTAGAAATTGTTGCAGATATTGAATTAATTGATGTTTCTGAGATTTCTATATCTTCCTGCAGTTGTTCAATTAAACTTTCTAAATTTTGTTCTATTTTATTTAAGGCATTGATATTAGGTCCATCATACGTTGTTGGTAATTTTGTTTCAATTAATAAAACAATTTTTTCTTGTAATGTGTTTCTAGTTTCTTGTAAAGTGGCTTCTGCTTGTTCTAATTTTTGAATCTTATTTTGATTTTTAGTTATAATATCATCTGAATGAATAATTATTTCTGCAAAATCCGTTTTTTTATATGTTTTTAATTTGCCGGAAGTTTCTTTAATTTCGTCAGCTGCAAGTTGATATAGTTGTTCAAATACAGTGATATCTAAAAACTGTGAAAGCAAATCTTTGCGTTCTTTTTGAGACTTTTCAATAAAATTATTGTTGTCAGCTTGAAGTGAAAATGCAGTTAAAATAAAATCATCATATGTACCTAAATATCTTCGAATTGATTTGTTTGTATCACTTCGTTCTTCGCCATTTAAATTTTCTGTATCTGTATAAAAATCTACATCTACCTTAACATGTTTTTCTTTTTTCTTGGTTCCACGTCTTTCAATTGTATATTGAATGCCGTTCATTTCAAATTTAAAGATGCCTTTAAATGTAGTTTTTTTGTTATTTAAAACTTCATTTGCTTTTCCTGTTTTACTGCATTTATCAAATATAGTATATGTAATTGCATCTAATAGTGATGATTTACCTGATGTATTTGCCGCAAAAAGTCCGCAAACATCTGACAAATTATCAAAATTTAAAATATTATTGTCTCCATATGAAAACATGTTTTCAAATTCAAATGATATTGGATGCCACGTGGTATGTCGTATCGATTCTACTGCTGGTAATTTTGAATTAATGGTTCGATTAATATGTCGTACCGTATCAAGTTCTTGTGCAGTTGCTTGTGGAAAGTTTATATCAATATAATCAGTCAACAAAGTATTTTGATATTCAACGTCTCTAACATTGCCAATTGATATTGAAGTTGCAGAAGTTGAATCAGTACTGGTTATTGTTCTCTGAATAGTTATGTCTTGTACATTGTATTTTTTTCGAATAGTTGCAATCAACCGTTTCATGTCTGCCGCACTAGTTTCATTAAATTTAATACGAATTCTAGGCTTATTTGGCATTCGATGCGGAGATGCAACAATTGAAGAACCCAATGTTTCAATAGTTACATATCCGTAATCATTTGGTATTTCAGCAAAGTCAGCCCGGCGATTTTCAACGTCCCACACCAATATGCCGTGGTCTAATGCTTCTCCGTGATTTTGTTGAATCAATGACCCGGGATATGCAATAGTTCGGTTAGCATCTAAAAATTGTGCTGGTTTATGTATGTCGCCTAACAATGTTAAATCATGTCCTTTAAATGTGTCTATGGTTACATGTTCATTTGAAATTTGATATCCAATATCTGTTTTTGCAGTATTTACTGCTCCGTGATGCAATGCAATTTTATATGGCGCATCAAAATCTTTAGCTTGAATATAATGCTCCGGAGCGATATCGACTGCCATATGATTCCACGTAATTCCGCCAAATTCAAACAATCCATTGTCACGTATAAAATGAATATTTTTATTATCAATAACATCTAGAATAGGACTAACAGCATCAATGCGATGCATATTATTTAAATTCATGTCATGATTGCCTAGAATAACAATTGTAGGTATTGTAAATCCTTTAAAGAAATTTATCAACATTTGTACTAGCTCCGGTGACATATCAAGTTTACTATGAACAATGTCCCCCGTAACAACTGCAATACTATTTTTAGTTGCGTGACTATTAATATAGTCGAACATGTTTTGAAATACTTCTCGGTATTCTGTATGTCGTTTCAATGTACGAATATGAATATCAGATACATGAAAAATTTTATCTATTTTAGTAATAGTTGATTGTATTTTTTTTATTTCCATAGTAGTCCCATTTTTAATTCCATAACATGTTCAAATGTTAGTACTTGAGTATTTTGTATGATTTCTGTTATTTTATTGAATCCTAATTCTGATGCATCTTCTACCTGTAATTCTATAAAATATACATTTAAGCCTTCTGCCATAAATCGCTCTGCAAATTGCAATGCATTACGCAATGCATCGGCATCCAAACAAATATAAATGTCTCGTACACGTTTTTCAATGATTTTTTTTTGAAGTGCGGGTTGAATAATTTTTCCAAATAATGGAATAGCATTTCTTTTAACTGCGATTGCATCAAATGCTCCTTCACATAATACGATTGGTTCTGACCAATTAATTGTTAGATCAAACCCAATAATGTCTTTTGAAATTTTAGGATTTTTATGTTTAAATTTATCAGCTCGATAAAATGCTCTAGATACAAAATAATTTAATTGTCCGTCAGCATCATAGCTAGGTATAATTATTTTGCCGGAGTATTCGCCAGCTTCACAATAACCAATACGATACTTTAAAATATCAAAAATAGTTACGCCTCGTTGTGTAAGATAATGAATTGCATTTCTATAATCAGGTGTATTTTTTTTGTTCCAAAGCGGAACGTATTCTTTTGGCAATTGTATTATTTCTTGTTTTTCTGTAGTTGTATCAACACGATATTTTGCTGATTCAATTATTCTAGCAAGTTGTTCAAAACGTTCTTTTGGTAAATTTAATTGTTTAAACAAAGAAGCAATGCTTCGACCTTTTTTATCGGATATCCAACAATGCCAATGATTTTCTCCAGCACTAGTTGTTTTAATGTTAATTTCTAGTTTGGGCTTGTAATGAGAAACAAATGGAGAAAAGAATGCAATATTGTCTCCGGAAGTAGATTTTCCTTTACCTAATATAGATTCAAGTAACTGCAGAAGTTTAAGATTCTTCATATTATTAATATAATAAAATTCTGAGCAGAATCCAATTAATTATAATAATATTATATATTAAGCACATACATTACATTACTGGCTTAATGATCAATTCAATAAATGAATTAATCTATTAATTAAATAACTTCATTAATATACAAGAATATATTAAATTAAATTGTAACTTCCAACCTTACCCAAAAAAACTTTTCACAATAACCGGTGATTCATTTGTTTTTAAGCACTCAGCGAACCACTCCGCAGGAATATCTTTTTTTGCTACATGTTTAATTCCTAATTTTAAAGCATAAGCTTCATATGTAGTTGGCGATCCTTTTGATATTTTTTGTGTAGGAGTTTGGAATACCATGCGTATATCAATGCCCGGGTTTGATGCTAATACATGTTTCATTTTAGCTCGATCAATGCTAGTCCACCGGCCTTTTGTTTCAATGTATATCAGTTGACCATTACGTTTTGTAAATATGAAATCAGGAGTATATTTTGCTTTACGTTCAGGTACCACATAATTAAGTGTTTCTGTTTCGTAATTTAATGGATAATCTGCAGTTTTTATTTGTTCTGCAACTGTATGTTCTAATCCAGATTTATAACCGTATTTTAATGCAGCAGCTCGTTTTGAATTGCCTGAGCTGTGGAAATGATTTTTTTTCATAACTTGTATTATAATTAAGAGTTGATTAATTAATCAGCAAATCCTGGATTTTTAATTGGCTTACGATATTTGCCTTTTTTATTATAAAAATCCTGAGCTTGTTTGTTGGTAACTGTTTTTTTCGGGTTTCCTTTAAATGCAGCATTTTGAATGCCAGCAAAATAATCCCATTTAATTTTAAAATCCGTAGGTGCTCCAGTAGATGGATTTTGTATGCGTAAATATACAGTCATAGAACCGCCTTTACGTATCATTTCAATTATGTCATTTTTTCTTCGATTAAGCTCGTTAATATTTTTTTGAGTAACTGTATTACGTATCTTTGCTGCTGCAGCTAATTTTGTTCCATAATACTTTTCCCATGACGAGTTAAACCATGCAATTCCTTTTTTGTTGGCGTTTGGTCGATATGATGCTCCATCCCAACGTAAATATTTGCTCCAATGATCATGTGGTTGTGTTGTTGTTATTTTTTTCAAATATTTTGCTGCATCTAAACAAAGTTGATATGCTTTTGTTAATGCAACTTCTTTACGATCACCATTTAATGGATCATCTTTTTTAGTGTTATCTTTTTTAATTGATATATTACCATTAGCTAATTCTTGTGCATGATTTATATCTTTAACTCCAAATTTAGTAGCTTGATACAAATATCCGTCTTTTGAAAAAGTACTAGGAGAATTAATAGCCATACGATTCCATCCATTGTATTTTGTAGTATAGTCCCATATTTTTTTAGTATCACCCCAACCTTTACTGTACAGCCATCCTCCAATATTACCGCCTGTTCTATCTGCGCCATGGAGACAATGAACGAGCACATTTCCTGAATTTAATAAACTATTAACTGTTTCTTGATCTTTTGTTGATGACAATTTGTAAAACTTGGCTCCATTTTGTGTAGAAATAGTTTTTTCATTATCTATAGAAAAGTTATTATCAGTGTCAGTTCCATCTCCATTAAATCGTATTACTGATTTAATACCTTTTTCAATTATAAATTTTGCAAGTTGAGTTGCAGTTGGTTGTGCAGATCTCCAATTATTTGAGCCTAACGGAATTTGGTCCAAGTTTTTTAGTTTAACTGTTTCAGTATTAACAGGTTTAGGGTTTAACACAACCGTCTTATTGCTTATTAATTTTTTTTCAGTATCAGTAAAATTAAATTGTTCTGTTAGTTTTAATTTAGAATTCATTTTACCAATTAATATTTCTATGAAATCAGGTTCTATAGTTTTGCCGTCGGTATTTTTGTACGCATATGCTTGCTTAAGGTCTGCAATCATATTACTAGTTATTGTACCATAATATCCTGTCATATTAGCAACGTTCATAAACGCCTTTAAAGCTGGCACGGAAGTAATATATGTTTGGTCACTAGCTTTTAACTTCGCTTTTATTTCGTCTTGTAACGTTTTTAAATCAGCATTATCTCTCATACCGTATTTAAATGTTTGCTTTTTTATTGCCAATTCTGCAACAGCCTGATCCATTTTTTTATTAAATCCATCTATTAAGTCTTTATATTCAGGGTCTAGTTCTAGAGTTTTTTCAAAATCTTTTTGAGCATCATCAATCTTTCCTAGGTGTTCAAAGTTTAACGCACCTCTAACATAATAACCATATGCATATGTAGGATCTAACTCAATAGCTTTAGTA